AGACAATGCACATTCAAGACTGTTAATAATTTCTACAAAATCTTTTGGATAGAGTAGTAGTTTATTACAGTTAGAAATCTCAAATAATAGATTTTTATGATATTCCACAACATCTATATTTTCAAAATCAGCTTTTGTGTTTTTATCTGTATATAAAACTAACCAGAATATTTTTTTTCGTAATTTCTGCTTATAGTAATTAACTTGAGAAATTTTAAATTCTCCATATTTATGTGGAACTAATTTATCCATTAGAACCACCATACTCACCAAAGTAATAAGTATGACGAGACAATTCAAGTTCCCATTCACGCTTTAATTGTGTGAGCCTTTCCATATTTTTTGAATAATTATCTATAAGCTTTTTCTCTTCCTTGCCACCAATCATAGTTGCCAAATTCTTTGTATTCTCTAATTTTGATGGGAAATAATTTATGATTATTCCTTTTGCCAAAATAGTTTTAACAAATTCGGAATCATAGAAATCATCTACGCTGTTTGTTAATGTAAAATTAATATTCATTATTTCATCATCAAAAGAATAAGTACTGAATTTTTTCCTAAGAAGTGGAAAAGAAGCAGTTGTATGCAGCCATTCACAGAGAACACTATAAAAATCTTCCTCTGTATAAGTTGCAAGTTCAAGATCATTAATCATTGTTAATGCTCTTTTGTATATATCTTCATAGTTTAGAGAAGGCATATTTTACCTCCTTTTTAATCAGCCGTATTAATCATTTTTCCGAAATCTGTACCACAGACTTCATCAAGAACTTTGATTTTTCTAATAGAATCAAAAGTACCATCTTCAATACGCTTTGCAACCTCTACAGTAATTGCTTTTAATAAGCCTTTTGGAAGTGTTGTAAGTGTATTTTTAAAAGCATTATTAGGTTTATTTAATACATTATTAATATCTTCCATTCCATAAACTTTATCTGAATAAAATTCAGATATATCTTTCCAACGAGGATTTTCTAAAAGTTCCTCATCTTCAATGACAAATAAAGGATCATAAATATATCTTGAATGACTATTTTTTAATGCAAAAAGATCTCCATATTCTATTTCTGTTTCATCTCCATAGTTGGCAAAAACATAATACATTCCTGATTTTCCTGGAACTCCCAGCCAACCTGGGGTTACAGACCTACATAAAATTGTATCTGTCTGAGAAAATGTTTTTGGTTTAGTTGTTTTTACTTCAGTTTCTGTAACAGTAGAAGTAGTTGCCTTTGTAGTTGCTTTCTTAGTTGCTTTCTTAGTTACTGCCATATATAAATTCCTTTCTTTCCAATCTAAATAAAACGAGAGTCTATAAAATATAAACTCTCGTTTTAAAAGCCAATATTAGGCTACAATATTCCATGTACCAAAGTATCTATTTACTATAGTACCTACTCCAAGTTTTGTCATATACTTAAACTCATATGTCATATCATTCTTTTCAGTAGAATCAGTTACCTCTTTTATCTGAGAATCACCCTCATATACAAGCTTAATAAACTTATTATCTGCTATAGGCATGATTAAAAGTACATTAGAATCTACCATCTTTGTAGAAGTATCGTTCTTTGCGAATACCTGTGGAATTTCTACTACACGAGTTCCCTCCCAGATACCAAGGCGACCAAGATTTCTACGATCCTTCTTGTCATCCTCGCTAATCCAAGATACATCTGCAAGGTCAAAAAGTCTTGAGAGGGCTGTCTTTGTACCCATGATAACAACTTCTGCACCACGGTTAGCTGCTTGAACATCCTCAATCATTGTTACGAAAGTTGTCTTAGCTGCTTTATCAAGAGCTGCTGTCTTATAAAACTGCTCTGAACCAGGGAGAACCTGTGTACCAGCAGAGATCACTGCCTTATAAACAAGACTCTGAACATACTGATCCATAGCCTCATAAATCTTATTTACAAGTTTTGACCAATCTGAACGACCCGTCATAACACGCTCAAACTCCTCGTATACAGAAAGTCCAACCCAGTATGTAGGGACACGGAATGTCTCATTAATACCAAGTCTCTGACGATCAAGATCCCAATGATTACCAGAAAGCTTACCAACTGTTAATACAGTTTTGTCCTCTGATTCAAATTCATTTGTATCATCCATTGCAAGATTTTTTGTTTCAACAAAATCATTAAAGAATTCGTTATCCTGCCAACCAGAAGTTAAAAGATCTTCAATTGTATCTTCAATAACCTCAAAAATCTCATTTTTATTACGTCTAATCGCATTTCGGATTTCTTTTGCAGAAGCCTTTTCATCAAGACCCATGATAAGTCTAAAAGTTTCCTTGATTTCCTTGTCTGCGTCAGCCTTCGAAATACCTGACTCAAATTCACCCTTGGCATAATCTTTTAAAAGCTGTGAAAATCCCATATATTTTGTTTCATCATTTTCAAATGCACTCTTAATATCAGCACTGAAATTTAAGAAATTCTTCTTCATTATGTATGTCCTCCTTATTTAATTAGCCATTCTTACGAACAATAACTTTGTAAAATGTTCCACCTGTGCGCTTAATTTCTTCAATGATTTCAGCATTAAATGTTGCAGTAGACTCTCCTTCAACAACCTTTAAGTTGTAACCCTCTGCCTCAATTACAGAACCTACCTTTGGAGTTCCAGAGATACCATTTGCGGAAATAGTAAATCTATCACCTGCTGCAAGTTCATATACCCTCATAATTTCATCCTTGCCGTTATAGAAGTTGTATTCATAAGTAGCAGCTAAAGGCTTTTCATCTGCACCGACTGCAACTGAAAGAATTAAACCTACACGAGAAGTAGCAGTAGGCTCAACCATTGTGTAATATTCATTTTTCTCATACTTCATCTTGTCGATATCTACGACTTTTCCATTGTCGATATCTTCAGAAGCTTTTACATTAAAAATATGTCTGCCATAATTTGTTGCACTAAGATTTGTTGATTCTGCAACAATGTGCTTTTCTACGGCTTTTAAATATGCGTTTACCATTAATAAATCCTCCTTATTTTTTGCAATAAAAAAGACCGACATAAAGCCGATCTAATCAATTATTTTTTAATTTTTTAGTTATTATATTTCTCAAAAATTCCACCATAAGGTGCTTTCTTTTTGGATTCCTTTTCTGAATTAGAATTGGACATAAATAGAACTGGACTTTTTGAAGCTTCAGGTTTGGCAGAAAATGATCCAATAGATGATACATAATCAGCAAAAATAACTTTTGCCTTTGTCTCTAAATCATCAAGAGAATAATTATCCATGTTTTTCTTTAATTCTATAAATGCTTCATTTTCTGATAAAACAGAATATTTTTCATCTGCGAGCAAAGACTCTTTCTTAGAATGAAGTTCATTCTTTTCTACATTTTCCTTGAATTCTTTAAGCTCTGTATAATTTGAACGCATAGACTCAAGTTCTGCATATTCGGAATCTGTAAGATATGTTTTATGTAATGTGTATCTCTCTCCATCATATGAAACTGTATTATTATCTTTTGTATATTTTTGACCGTAGATTTTTCCACCATCCCAACTTTCATATACAAAATATGAATCAAATACCCCAGTAATGTAATACCATTCATTATCTGCCTCTTCATATGAAGATAAAAGATTATAAAGAGCATAACGAATATCTTCATGACTTATTTCAAAAGTTCTTGTTAACGCATTATTAACTTTCTTCTTTGATTCGTCTTCTGTAGCTTCACTTTTTTTACTCTCATCTGAATTGGATTCACTAGGATTATTTTCACCTTCTTCATTTTCATCAGCAGTTGTTTCACTGCCAGAAGGAGTATCAACACCCTTACTTCCATCATCAGTAGAATCGGTTTCATCGAATGCTTTTGCAAACGCTTCGACTAATTCATTATCGGACATATTCTCATAATCAAATGTGATATCATCAACTGTCTTTTCATACTTCTGACATAATTCTTCAAATTTATTCAAGTTTTCGTTTCCTCCTTCCTTAGAATTATTTTCTTTATTGTCAAAACAAGCAGTCTCAAGTTTTTCAAGCCTTGCTTGTAGTTCAACCATTTTTTTATTAAATTTAATTAAGCTGTTATTTTCTTCACTGAAATCTTCAAGAGTTATCTTACTCCCAAGCATTCCCTCACCAATAGGTGTCCCATCTTTTTCAGAACCAAGGCAAGTGCAGCCTGCAAATTCAAAATCTTCTAACTGAAGATATTTTTCTTTTGCATTATAAGAACACTCATAGACAATAAGTTCACAACTTACCTTCGTACCATTTTTCTCACGAATAATATCAGCACAACGAGTGTACGATTCAGGAATAGCTACACGAGCAACAACATATGTTTTATCCATATCTTTGTCATATTCGAGATAGGGTTCATCTGCTGTAAAAGTTCCTACCTGTTTTTCATCATATACAGTCGTCTCATTACCATTTTCATCTTTTTCAATGTGATAATCATGTGAATGAAAATCCCATGTTCCATCATCTAACTGATGTATATTTGCAAGCAATGGAGAATATTTAAGACTAGGCATAGCTGCTTTCATAGAATCTTCTGATATATAACTTCCGTTACGATTAAGTAATGTGTGACACACACGTACTTTTGCATATAACTTATTATCTGACGTTTCTTCAACATCGGCAGAAGAGAAGTCTTGAATTGCCTGTATAACAATAGGTTTGCCAGATTCTTTTGAAGAAAAATTATACATTTTCTTTTGTTCACAGAATCTAATTAAATCTTCTACTGTAAAATATTTATGTTGCATTTCTTCCTCCTTTCTTGGTATAATAAATGCCACTCCCAATAAGAGAGTGGCTAAATACTCAGCATATTACTGTACTGAATTTTCTTTTTATCTATATCATCATTTGAAAACCGAATTGTTCCAGTATTCAAAAAAGTATAAATACCATTTTGTTCATCAATTTTCTGAAAACCAAGATTTATCATCTTAGAAGCTGTTTCAGAATCCGATGTCTTTATAAAATTCTGTTTCATCCTTTTTCTCCTTAATTATTCATTTGCTTTAGTTCCTTCATTTTTTTCACCTTCACGACTAGCAACACCCTCTGGACTTAAATCGTCATCGCTTTTAGTAGGTGAACCACCAGTATTACCAGAATCGGTATAGGTTGTTTTTAACGGTACTAACATATCCCTTATACCACTTTGTATAGACATTCTAAGTCCACATTCAACTTCATAAGGAGTTTGACCAAGAGCAGTAAGATAAAGTAAAGGATTATTACCTAATGTTGCAGACTCTTTTAATTCATTAATATAATCATCTCTGTTATACCAAGTCTGCCTATGAAAGAAGAACATATATCCATCGTATCCATTTTGTGTTAGCCAATAATTGAAATTATTTTCAAGACGTGAAACCCATGTAAATGTTAAAGAAGCATCGTTTGCAATTGCCTGTTTAAGTCCAATAGAGTTGGAGCTTGATCCACCTGCAACAACTAATTGTGAAGCACCTGCATTGTTAAAGACATTTTCAATAGATTTTGACAACATATCAGTATCAGAAGTAGTATTTGACTTCTCAAAATCAACAACTTCCAAATCCATAGGAGATCTTACTGAACCAATATTTGATGGTAAAATTGCATCAATCATATCTTGAAAAACTTCACTTAATTCGAGAGAAAGTTTAAAATCATCAATTGCGGCATCTTTTCCGTCCATAAATGGAATTTTACTGACTAACAATTTATAATTTTCAAGAGCCGTTTTATCAGCCATAATATCTGCATAATCTTCACAATCCATAAGAAGTAGAAAAATACCCAAGAAAAACGGCAAGCATAAATCAAATTCGTCATCAAGACTCGCCAATAAACACATAGTTCTTTCAGTCGGAAGAATTGCATAACGTTTATTTTGCTTGTCAGATTGGTACTCTTGCCAAGCTTGTTGAAAAATTTCATCCCAACAACCTGTAGTATCACCATTGACACCTTCTACAAATTCTGAATTTGAACCCTGTGAAAAAAATGACATATCAAATGCTATAATCCAGTTTCCATTACCATCTTTACCTTTGATTTTGCAATATTGAGGATCTAACGAATGAAAGAATAGCCCATCTCCTGTATCATATACAAAACCATAATAAGCACCGTTTAATATCGCTAATGCAATCATCTGAGCAAATTCGTTCTTAAAATTTATCTGTTGTAACTTTTGTATGATATTATTGTAATTTTTCATAGATTTGTTTGCATTGTATGTTTTAGTTAAATCTATTTTTTCTATTACATAATAGTTATACAAAGGCATACACGCATAATAGAGAATAATTTTACGATACAGAGTACTTGCTCTGAAAAGATACTGTGATAATCCACGAATACGATCTTTATTAGTCTGTGGATTTTGCATATACTGTTTTACAAGGGATTTTGTGTACTGAGTAAATGAGCGAGATGTTGATTTTTTCACATCCTGAAGAAGTAACTGTTTTGCTTCTTCGTAATTAATCATTCGAGGACGAGATGAGAAATTTTCTTTTTTTTTATCAATATTTCTGTTGGTTTAGATTCTATTTCATATGATTTTTTCTGAGAAGAATTAGAAGTAGAATTTACATTTTTATTTTTAGGTGGTCTTCCACGTTTTCTCTTAGGTGGAGAAACAGTAGAAGAGGAGTTTTCTATTTTTTGTTCGTCCATGTTTCTCCTTTCTATGAGTATCTAGTAGATTTCTTTGGTGCTCTGACATGAAAATATTTTGTTATGTCGGATGGGGATTGGGTTTTAGGTTTTAATTTTATGCTCAAATCTTGAGTGATTTTAAAATTATATTCTAATGCCGAGAAACGATCCTTACGCATACCAGGCTTTTCAATAATTTTTATATTTGTACCTTTTATTTCATGGTCAAGATTTATTAATTCATTTACCATAAGCGAAGTTTGTAAATATGGTAATTTTAACATGGCTTGTTCTTTATTTGTCATTTTTGTATATCCACGAATCTTTTTAACTAACTCTTCAGCTTCAAATTCAGAAGTAAGTAAATTAATCGAGCCATTTTGAAACCCTGCTCGTAAAGCAATTGCAGCTTTTGTGTTAAAATCTGCTGTGGCTTTAATAGACCATATAACTTTATTGGCATTTCTGATTTTACATCTATCAGCCATATTATCATCGTTAATACAAGTCATCGCTTCATATGTAATACCATATTCAGCATCATATTGAGGTTTAATTATAAAATCATAAATTCCAATACCTTGACCATTGGTATCTAATACTAAATCAGTACAATTAAATTGATAAAATAATCTCATAACAAGAATACCTAGTTCATCTGTTGTCATTCCTTCATGAGTTTCTACATATACAATATTTGATATATAATCATTTTTTTCAGTTGGAATAGCCGAATTAATTATTAATGCAGCAGCATCATTATTATGACGTTTGCTTGCAAGCAAAGCTACATCGACAGATAATATTCGTTTTTCATTTGGAACTAATTCTGGAATTTTAATTTGATGATTTTTATAAATTTCAAGAGGATAAAAAGAATTTCTGATTTTTCTTCTTGGTGATATATCATCGAATTTAAAGAAAGCACCATCAGTATCACCATACCATTCAGCACCCATTTCCATTTTAAATGCAGTAGGATCAAAGTCTGCCTCAGACATTTCATCCTCGACCTGTTCACGAGATAATAAACCTTCTCGTATGGCACATTGATATGGTAATCCAACGCAGAAGTAACGTTTAGTATCATCAAGCATATTTGCATAGTAAGCTTTTAATTTCTCGAAACTCCAATGAGACTTATACCACGCAGATGACATATACATTTCGATATTACGTTCCTGAAGATGAGCATATTTTGGATTATTAAGATAACCAGGTGAACGTGGTGCAGTTAAGAATTTACGAAGAACGGTATTGATTGTATTTAAATCAACCATCCTGAATTCATCCACGACTATGAGCGTTGCTCGGTTATGGCGAGCCGAGTCATTAGAACTAACAATTTTTATCCAACTACCATTTCGAAAATCAACATGAGCATTGTTTATAGAAGTAGAAATTTCAGAAATTTCAGATCGGAGATTTGCGGAACCCCATCCATAGTTTTTCATAAAGTCATCATTTATCTTTTGAATGACCTCTAGTGATTGAGATTTGTACCCAGAAGCCACACAGATTTTTGTTCCAGGATACAAGATACAGCGTACAACACAATACAAAGAAGTTAGCCATGTCTTACCAGAACCACGACTAGCAATATACATAAAGTTTGTACTAACCATCATCATGTATATTAAGATTTTTTGAAACAGCTTTAATTTCACATTTAGATATTCGAGTACAAACCGCTGTGGATTTTTTCTATAGAATGAAGCCCAATAAGCAACCCCTTCTAAAACACGCTCGGATTTTTCTTGATATACTTCTTGTAATGACTTTTTCTTTTCTTTCTTTGTGGTAGCCATAATTATTCATCATCCTTGCTACCAAAAATCTTATCAAATAGAATTTCACTATCTGATTCCTCATCATAAGATGGTGGATTAACAGTATATTTTGCCATTACTCGTTCATATATATTTGAAAATCTGTTTTTCAGACCAAGCATTTTTGATGCGTGACCTCTATAAAAAGCATCTATATAAGTACCAATTTTATCAACGTCTGCAAGTTCTGGATCTATTTCAGGAAGAGGACGTGTTTCCTCATATTTCTGAATTAAAGTACCCATCGTTTGAGCGTCTGAAAACGTATCAAGAGTATTTTGTTTTGGCTTTAAATTACCTGTATCAAGCCATTGCTGATATGAGTAATCTAAATCTTTTGTAGAAGCCCCTTTTTTAATTGCATTTCGTTTCATAAGTTTTAATATTGACAAATTCTGAAATGTTTCTTCTTGTGCCTTTTGGGAGCAGTCATATCTCGAAATCCAGTCTTGATACTCATTCTCAAGGAACATCAATTCTTCATTGTTATAATCCGTACCAAATCTCTTTTTTGCTGCACGTAATGTTTTTTGTACGATTTTTACATCTTCAGAATTATTTTCTATATCATCTTCAACACTTAATTCTGAATCGCACCAATGTTTATTTTTATACTGTGGTAGCGATTTAACCATAACAATATATTGTTGTGCTGCCGTGGCACGATTTTTTTCACCAACACCTTCAGCTAATGTATTAATTTGTGACTCATAATCAGAATCAATAAATACCCAATCAAGTCTTCTAAATGTATTTATAGTTTTTTGTTTATTGTCTATTCGATTTCCATCTTTATCTTTATCAGTACACATATCTATTAAACATTCTTTACATGCAAAATGCTCAATTCCACTTGCTGTCTCTGTAGATGAATAAAATGCTTTTACCGTTTTCCATTTTCCACAATGAGGACAATATACATAATCCAAATTAAGAAGATGATTGTAGTCTAAAGCTAATTCATGGTAAGCCGATTTTACCGAATTTACAGTTAGCTTTTTAATTTCATCATCTGTTTTGGCTTGTCTTAAATTAGCCATTATTTCACCTTCTTTCTTTTCATTCCAATATAAATAAAAGAGCCGATTAAGCAACCGACTCTTCTTCAATATATTCCCATGTATAATTTGCAACAGGAAGAGTATGTCTCCCTTTTAACCAACCAGATAAATATCCTCGTTTTATATTATATTTTCTTTCTGCATCTCTGAGAGAATTAAATATCTCACCTGTTTCTATGCATTTGACATATTTTCTTGTACTTTGCGTATGATCGTATTTGCAATATCCGATATCATTGGCTCTAGTAAGAAATATTCTTACCGTATTTTTAGCAAGTCCTGTTATATCGCATATCTGCATTACTTTATAACCATTATTCCATAAATCAGCAACTTTAAATACATCAGAAATTAATGATTGCCTATAACATTCAATCCAATTAACATTTGAAAAATCATATATTTTTGATAAATCGCTATTGATGATAGCGTCTTTTAATTGATTAAAACCAGATTCTTTTGAATTAATTACGATATATCTATTAATGCCTTGTTCCAAAGCATATTTTTGTTTTTCTTTATCATTTTTGGTTTCTTCTTCTAAGGTTCTTCCACCTAATGTGTGAAATGATTTTTCATAATGCTGTTTACCATTCAATTCACATATCCATTCAATGTCATTATAATTACCATAAAAATCATATCTGTAAGAATAATTATTATTCAGATATTTCTCAGACTCTATATTTATATCAACAGATTTCAACACCTGATATAAATATTTCTCACCAAGACTATTGCCATCTTGACATTTACAT